GCCTGAGAAGCCCGCTAAAGACGCACAGGACGCATTATGACAAGTTCAAGGTGCGCGATAGCGGACTGTACTCGCCGAGAAAACCGACCGGCGAACCGATGAAGCAGAAGGACGAAATAGAGATTACCGGATAGAGGGGGGGACACCTTGGCTAAAAAGCTTCCAGAAGCATTCCGCACAAATGACGACGGCGAAAACAAAGACGTGCGAACGTCCATCATGACACCGGACGAGATAAAACTGTCGAACAGCATCTTGGACTGGTTTAGATCCGGATGGTACGACAAAGACAACCGCAATCTATTTGACAAATGGGAGACGCTTGACTTGTATTGGGAGGGTGACGCAAACGAAGCCGAGAGCATCAATGATCCGGCTAGTAACACTAACATCATCAATCCCAACGTTGAGGGACAAGTTGCTTATCTCATCGAGCAAAATCTAGCCGTTGAAACGCGAGGACGCGGACCGTCGGACCAAGCGTTCGCGGATATGGCCCGGATCATCCTCGAATTCGTAAAGGACCACAATAAGATGCGCCGCAAGCTGGACGTACACGAGCGCAGGAGAATGAAGTTCGGCACAGGCATCTTTAGAGTGCTATTCGATCCCGACCAGTTAGACGGCATGGGGATGCCGGTTATAGAGCCTTGCAATCCTGCGTATGTGTTCCCGGACCCGAACATCACGGATATTTACAAAATCCAGGAAGGGCGCTTTTTGATCGAAGTCATGAACAAGTCCATCTCTTGGGCGAGAGAGAGTGGCTTGTATCCCCAAGACCGAGTCGATGCGATTGAACCTGGGTACAATCCGATCAATACGGAATACCTGTTCGGAGAGGACGACGGAGTTTCCGACAGCATCAGCCGCGATCACTATTTGCATATGCTTGTGTGGTTCCGCGACAAAGTAACGTCCACAGATGACGACGGAAACGAAGTCGTCGAATGGAAAATGCGGCTCATCGAAATGAGCGGAGACGGGATTATCCTTCGGGACACAAAGGATGATCCTGATTTCATCATTCCGGGAAACATTTATCCATATTTTTTCACGCCAGACATGTACCGCGAAGGAACGGTATGGGCCAAGAGTACGGCGGAACTGCTAATCGACACGCAAGACCTTGTCAACGATATTGACGATCAAATACGTATTAACGCGAGACTGACGGGTAATCCGCAACGGTGGCTCTCAACCGATAGTGGTTTGGACCCGGACAAATGGACAAACGAGGGTGGCTTGATCCTCCCAACGGATGCACAAGGTGGTCCGGGTATGGGCTACCTAACGCCTCCGTCGATGCCTAACTACATCATCGAGCGTAGAAACCTCGCATTTGGGCCTGAGAGACAGGTTCAGACTCGGTTCGGGGATCAACAATCGGGGATCAAACAGCAGGGCGTAGACACGGCCACAGAAGCTCTGGCGCTGCAACAAGGGGCTAACGCTGGCGTAACCCATAAAAAAATGATCCTTGAAGAAACACTGTCTGACATGTTCGAATACATCCTTGACCTGTGCATGGAGTATTGGGATCAAGAGATGGCGTTTCGGGTTTCAGAGCGCGAAGACGTGTATAAGTTCTTCAGGCCATCCGACCTTAAGGAGATCCCGGTGCTTATTCCTGCATCGTCCGGGTATCAACGTAACTTCATGATGCAACTGCAAAGCATGGGTATACAGGTCGAACAGGCTCCGGAATACATGACATTGAGAGACGAAAACGGTGAGCCAGTAACCAAAAAGGTGTCTCTGGACATCAAAATCACCGTAGGGGCTGGATTGCCGAGCAATAAGGCGTTTATCTATTCGATCATCAAAGAATCCAGCAATCTGCTTCCGCCTCATGTGCAGCTTAGACTCCTGCGGGAGTACGTTGGTTTGCCTGTGTCTGACGACGATATTGCAGCCGTTACGCCGCAACCACAAGCACAGCAACCCATGCAGATGCCGCTTAATCCCGATGTTGCAGGACTCACGCCTAACGGTAACCCGATGAATCCTGCGACAAATCCGGCAATAGGAGGTATCCCATGAACGTACTTACAAACCGAATCGGCGTAAAAGAGTGGACACAGCATGCGCATTCGCATCCATGGATTGGTGAGATCGGCGGACCGCGACGAACGATTGAGCATCCGATATGTCCACGCTGTGAAAAAGTCGCGCTTCGGGACAAAAAATGGAGTACCGAGCGACGCGCACGCTGTCCGTCGTGTGGGTGGGCTGGCGTGGCTACCATGCGCCTTAACGAGTACGTGGAAAACAAAATGTATAGGTAGGTGAGGATGGTGGCAAAGAAACCGAAGCTAGGCAGCGGAGAACGGTTCAAGCAGCTTACCCAAAAGCTCGAACGTCAAGGCAACAGCCCTGAATCCGCGAAAAGGATCGCCGCAAGTATCGGCATCAAAAAATACGGAGCCAAACGCATGGCCGAAATGGCCGCGAAAGGGAGGAAGAAATGATCCATCTCAGCCGTACAACCTGTTGCGGTCATCAATTTACCGCGCAGGATATAAAAGGCCGACTCATGAGCCAGCAGGAAGCACTCGGGACAAACGACTCCCACCTGTGGGGAGGAAACGCAGAGCGATTCGCGCGAACTGAATGTCCCGAATGCGGTACGAAGTACATCATGTGGCTTAAGCGCCAAGCGCCAAATTATCGGGTCCTGACGCTTAGTGAAGTCAAAGAAGAACCGCAGAAACGCAAATACGAGCGCAGACAATCTGTAAATGCTTAACCGGCACTCTCAAATGAGGGTGCTTTTCTTATGCCCATCGTCCGGGGCTTCGGCGGACGTTCCGGTGAGCAAAACACCGCCCAAAAAAGCCATGTATCGGACCATGCGAAAGTCCGCACATCGTGGACGACACGTTAAAACGGAGGTTTGAAAGATGCAAAAAAGAAAAATGTTTCTGCCCTTGAATCTGCAACTGTTCGCGGAGGAAGTAGAAACCGAGGAAATCTCAAACCAATATCCGCACTTCGAGATCGAAGACGACGAAACACCGCCGCCTCCGACGCAACTTAATGAAGACGGATCAATCGAAATCGATCTCGGGGAGGAAGAAAGTGAGGAACCCGAAGATGAAGAACAAGACGAAGACGGGCTGTCAACCGCTGGCACACAACGGGAGCCAGAGCAAGAGGAAGTAAAGCAAAACGACACAGCAAAGGCCGTCATCGCCGAGCGCCGAAAATGGAAAGAACGCTTAAAGGCGCTTGAAAAGAAGGCCAGCATTGCCGAAAAGCTCATGCAATCGTCCGGTGTCAGCGACATTGATGAGTTTCAGCGCCAACTGGACGCGCTCGAATCTCAGCGCTACCAGGATCAGGGGCTTGACCCGCAGACGGCTAACATGCTTGTGCGGCAACAACGGGAACTGGCCGAGCTTAAAAGCTATCTCAACCGCCAGAAGTACGACGTTGAAGCCGAAAAGCTTAAGTCGGATCCGTTTTTCGCTGACATCGACGACTGGCGCGACGAACTCGAACCGCTGGCTGAACGTACCGGACAGACGCTTGAACAAGCCTATATGGCCGTTCGTGGGCGCGAGCGCATGAAAGAGTTTCAGCGCGAGCAAGAACACCGTCTGCAAGCAAGCCAGCGCAAGAAACAAAGCGCACGTATCAACACAACAACATCCGGCGGTGCAGTTAAAACGGTGCAAAAGCTCAATCTTACGCCGGAACAACTCGCAATCGCCAAACTGGCCGGTATGAAACCGGAAGAATACGCAAAATACGCGAAAAAGTGAGGGGTTTAAATGCCTATTCGTGCAGTTTATGCCGGTAGCCTTGATGGCTCCGCGCCGATCTATAAGGAAATCCAGGTCAACAACAATCAAACCATCAACGAAGGCGACATTGTCGTACTCGCGAACGGAAAAGCGTCTATCGCTGCTGCCGGTGCTGCCGCTGGAACGGTCCTCGGTGTAGCAAATACGCCTATTCAAACAGGCGCTTCGGCATCTGCGACGGACGTGATCAAGTACGACGCTAACCCGCATTCGCTCTATCGTCTGTCTTACACTGGTTCCGCTGCTCCTGCTATCGGTAACAAGTACGATCTTGGCGCTGCGGCATATCAGTTTAACACAGACGACACGACGGACGGATTTATCCAAGTCGTTGAAAAGATCGACACCGAAGACAAAACGGCTGTCGTACTGCTGACAAACCGCGTATTTACGGGTAACTAAGGAGGAACTAACGAATGAAACTGACTCGTGACAATTTCCGTGAACTTTTGGAGCCGATTCACAAGAAAATCATTGCCGATACCTACGCACAACTGCCGGAACAGTATACGCAAGTCGTTACTGTGGGCGATATGGACAAAAAGACGGTTTCGTACCCGCATATCGGTGCGTTTGGAAAGTGGAAAGAAAACACCGAAGGCAACACGATTAACGAAACGGAAATCCATGAAGGCGACGTGGCATACTTCACAGCCCGTCGTTTTGACGATGGATATTCGGTTACGTGGGAGCTTACGAGAGACAATCTGTACGGCTCTACCGGCGTTCTGGCGGGTTTCGGTAAAGGCGGAAGCGCTCAGGCCTTGGCTCGTGGGTTGAGGGCTACGGTCGAGACGGAAGCGGCTGCTCCGATCAATAACGGGTTTACCAATGTCGGATATGACGGTGTTCCGCTTTTCTCGGACAGCCATCCTCTGACGGATTCGAATTTGCTCGGCGATAACCTGGTTACCGGACCTCTCAATCCCGAAAACGTCAAAACGGGTATGACCAAGCTGAGAAATACGCTGAACGAGGCAGGGATTAAGATTCCGGCGCGTGCAAAACAGCTTGTCGTAGGACCGGACAACGAATTTACGGCGCTGGAAATCCTCAAATCGGTTAACCAAGCGTATGAACTGTCCAATACGGCGAACGTCATTGAAGGCATTCGCCCGATTGTATGGGACTACATCGAGGGTAACATTTGGATGCTTCGGGATCCGGAATACGAAA